CTCATCATTATCAATTACTATTTGATAATATAATTTAGAATCAACATACCATCTTCTGAAGATATCATACGCTTTTCTATGAAAATCAAGTAAACGAAGAACATAATCAAATTCATTGTATATCCTGTTTTTAATATTGTCTGATAAATTTACACCATCTAAGCTAATTTTTACAGGTTTTCTATCTGAACCCATAACTATAGCATCATTACATATATCTTCAATTGCGATATCTACTTCTGGATATAGTGCAATACCTCTATATTGTTGAATAAGAGCATTTTCGTCTCGAACCGATCCGCTGAAATCAACATACGTTCCTAGAATACCACCAGTTTCAAACATATATGAGCCGTCATATTCGTCTGGTGTAACAACACTCTTCATACCATCGGGTGTTGGATCTACTGATTGACCCTTTGCAGCTCTACCTATACTAAATCCAAATAAATCTAATGCCATTTTTGAAACTCCATAATATTAATTGATACCTTCTACTTCATACCACTGATATTCTATTGTTACTGTAAATTCTACTAAAGTATCTATGGCGTTTGAGTCTAATGTTATTGGACCGACAACCGTTGGCCAACAATCAATCAATTTTATTGTTTTGATTGTATCACCTTTTGTATTTATTTGGCTAATCGTCCAATCGGTTGTAAAGTTATTCCAGTCATCACTGCTTATATTAGTTACGTGATCATTTATCGTATCACTCCATCTATGAAAGTCATTCCAGAGTGATCTATTTTTTCCTGAATTTTGATCAAGTATTCTCATTGTCCATGGAAAATATACTCGATCTCCTGGCCACTTTAAAATTCTACCTCTATATGGTACTCTAATTGGGTTAACTTGACTGGGAGGTAAACTTACTGCACGAACAAAAAACCTATTAAAATTATTAGCTCCTGGCGTACTAATACCAGCTGGCATTTGCATGGACACATCATAACGATGCTGCCTATTACCACCCTCAAACTGATTTATGAATGAACCTAAACTGGAATCTGATGCCATCTTTTACCTACGCTTCGTTTTCTGGACTACCAGATATAATAGATTGTGTTTCGGGCACATTAGTAAATCTGAGCTGGATAGATTGAATGCTTTTCGCAGGCTTTACTAAAATGTCTGCCACAAAATTGCCCGCACTGATCACCGATGGTGTGTTGTTTGTTTCATCACACACAATAGAAAATTCTGTAATACCACCAGAATTTAAAATTCTCCTCAGAATTGGGGTAACTCTAGCCAAAAATGATGATCTATTTGCTTCATCATTCAGTTCAAACAGAAATTCTAATGCAACATTTCCAATAACTCTATTCATATAAATTATTAGATTTGTAACATTTACATGAGCAAAGTTTGAATTTTCTGTGTTTGGTTGATAATGTGTCTTATCACCAAACAAAAATGTACCTTCTCCTGGCAGAGTCAATGTTGGATTAATTTTATTTGCATATAGAGTATCTGAACTTGATTTTGTTAATACCTGTTCCAATCTAACCACGCTCAAAAGTCTGCCTCGTGATAATCCAGCGGGAGATGACCATGGTTCGGTTGTTATACTTGTTCTTGCAAAACAACCAACAGCATCCGCAGATAATGGTGTTAGTTGTAATTCACTAACTTCTGGTGCTATTAGTGCAAGTGAATTATCCTTTAGGTGATATTTCGATCCAGCCACATAAAATGTATATTTATCTCCATCTGTAGCAAGGGGAGCATCAACTCTGGTTATGTCGGTTCCAATATCCTGAGTAACACCAATAGCACAGACTGCAACACAATCTTGCCTTTCAGATGCTATTTCAATAAGATCTTTATTATCAGATACCTTTGCACCAAAAATAGCTGATACTAGTAAGTCCGGACTTTTCATAGTTTGGACTGGACTTGTTGTATTTTGATTTTCTCCAGTACCACAAATAATTACTTGCGTACCATATTGCAAACAATTATTGACTGCAAAAAATTCTCCTGACCAACCTCCAGTGGGTCCAGAAAAATTATTGTCTGTTAATCTTCCATACAAATCTCTTGATCCTTGGATATTAATATATCCCTGTTCTCGTTCAGTGGCATTTCCTAATTCATAGACTAATCCATTATTGCTAATAAATCCTGCAATAAAATTGGTAATAGTTTCAGTTGAATCTGCTATAAACACATTTTGTGTATCGAACTGTACTGTAATATCTGGCATTTGGCTGTTCCTACAGAAGTAGCTACTTTATCTAAGTTATTTATAGAAATGTGTCTTCGGGCGGCTCAGAATCCGTAGATTTCCAATAGTCATCGCCATCATAAAATGAAGTTGATTCATCTTCTTCTGTTCCGACCAAAAATCCAAATGGAACCATATCATCTTCTATCCGCTGCATCTCATCCTGATAAATGTCTTTCCGAATATCCATATCTGTAATATTTTTGAAATACTCTTGCCGTGTCAACCAACCAAATAGAACCAAACACATTACAAGATCATCATTGTGTCCATCATCAGCTTCATATGATTGACCTTTAGCAACAAACGTATACATTTCCTGTACAGTTTCCATATCCTCAATGATTATCTTGTCGTTTTCAACAAGACTTTTAAGGACAGAACAACCAAGTTTTTTAACCGGGGTCGTAGTACGCACACCATACTGAGCATTCCCACCACCAAATCCACTACCAATTACCTGACCACCTCTACCTTTATATACTGCCTGTAGAACATTTTCGTATTCCAAATCTCCAAACAGAATATCTGCCACTTGAGCACCGATGTCATTAATCTCGATCAAAACGAAAGCGTCATTGTATCGATCGCCAACACTCTTAATTGCGGTTGGATATACCAAAGGAGGGATGGTGTTGTTCCTGAAGCGTGCTACGAGCTTGTACGGACTCTCAGTGATATCCATTACAGCAAATGCACTGTAGTCTAATCCCTGACCACGAGCAGTATCAACAACCATAACATAAACATGATCTTCTTTTGGTTCCTCATATACAGCAAGACCGTCATTGTTATTGTGTATCGGCGTAATGTAGTTCAGGCAATGAAGTTTACTCGATGATATGAGAGTATTTGTAGAGCCAATAAAGTCACATTCAAACTCTGACTGGAACTGTTGCTCGCTCGTATTTTTAACTTGCTGCTCTCTCCACTCCTGATCTCGGCATGGTCCACCGGGATATTTCGGAACCTGCGTCCAATGAACTTCTATTGGGATATATTCATTCTTACCATGTTCTCCGAGCTTCTTTGATGCACCACGCCAATAGTGATAGAACAGATTTAACCCATTTGGAGTTGAAACCATCAGAACTTTAGTAGACTGTCCAGATGTGATTGTAGGATATACAGAGCTAAAGAACTCTTCTGCGATGTTCTGAGGAACGTGTGCAAATTCGTCAAGGAATATCATGTTGAATGATCCACCACGAACAGCTGAAGCAGACGTAGATGATGCAATAATACGTGAACCGTTTTCTAGTTCGATCGACCCCTTGTTCCATTCCACAATACCCTGCTGCAACCAGAGGGGGAGATATTCATATGCGAGTTTAAGACGGCTCAAAATCTCTCTTGCAGTGGCTTGCTTGTTCGCAAGAATAGCAACATTCATACTCTGATTGAATAGAATATAGTGGAGAATATATGAAACCATAGTCGTGGACTTACCAGACTGCCGAGGAAGTTTTGCAATACAGAACCTGTTATTGTGTACTTTATCTACAATGTCTTCTTGATAATCATATAGTTTAAATGGAACAAGTCCCTCGTCTAGAGAGACAATCTTGACATAGTTCTTAATAAAATATATTGGATCTTGAGAACACTTCAGGTATTCTTGTACCTGCTCTTTGGTAAATTCTATACCAACTCCAGCGGGCTTAAGATTTGCGTTCCCTAGATATCCACCTTTTTTATTCGTCATCTTCCAGTGTCACCTCATGATCAACATCAATCAATTTTTTCACTCTACTTCGATCAGGATTGATTAGATCCTGTAGATCAGAAGTAGAACCGACATAAATGGCATTTGTGGTATTATTATTGTATACATTTTCTTCCTTATTGACCTCCTTAACCTGCTTGTGCAGATCCATGAGATCTTTGTTTATAGTGGAAACTGTATTAAGGAGTTGTGCGACGACTTCGTAAGCACGAGGCGAATCTCCCTCCGTAGCCACCTTAAGTATGCCATCTATTGCTTCTTTACCTGTACCCATAAGTCCGTAAAGATTTTTACGAATTTTGTTGTAATCTTGTTCTGCATCTGTTTTGGTTAAATCCTTTATTTCTTTTTTGTTCTTCACTATTTCATTTTTGATTTCATCTTTCACTTCAAAATCAATAAATGATGTATTCAGAGCTTCAGAAATCTCTTCATATGGTTCTTTATCTGTCATCATAAAATCCTATCAAAAATCAGTAAAAAAGTCATTTTGTGGATTTATCTGAGAATTAGCTACCACACCTTGAATTGATTCTGGACCATATATGTAGCTCTTTGCTAAAAAACTAAATGTAGTTGTGACTGTACGAGTATCCTCAAATCCACCTTCGTATAATTCTGACATACCCACACTAGTTAAAAGTATCGGAACTGCCACATTTTGATTTGCGGGAGTCATGTTTATGTTTATAATAAATTCTGGTGAAAAATATGCAGATATTTGTTCTACAATTTGTAAATTCTCTTCAATTGTTCTGCAAAATGTATATAATCCAAAGTTTACCAAATATGGGACTTCTGCAAATGCAACACTAGTTGTTCCACCCGGTGCAGTATCATTAAATATAGTTCCATTGGTTTTTGTTAATTTATTCCTTTTGCGTGTAGGATCATAATTTAACCCTACCATCTCAAATCCCATTCTTGGTAAAGTTATCCGTGTTCTGGTAATATCAGAAATTGTGCTTGGTTCTTGTATCCTGCGAATAAATTTTTCTTTTGGGGAGTATGTAAGAGGCACTTTATATTGATCATTGTCTGGTGGTTTTGTTACCCGTATATCGTTAAACAAGTTTCCAAAAGCTACTACAAGTTTCTTTAATGCTTGATTATTAAAATATCCATTTGCTCCTGCAAACATCAGTATTGTCCTCCTGAGAAGGGATCTCTTTCAGAGAAATCAATGAGATCACCAAGTTCTCCAGTATCATGACTAAGATCTTCTATAATTTCATTATCTCCCATTGGTCCACAATCCAATTCGGGATTTAGTTGTACATATGCTTCTTGTGTTGCATCATATTGCTTACGTAGATCCTCAAAGCAAGCATCAACATCACACACACCCGTAGAAAAATCTTCATTGTTATATGCAAATGTTTCAACAAACAGTACATATGAGTACAGATTACCTAGTTGGTATAGTGGATTTTCGTGTTCAACGAAACTAATTTCAAATAAGGATCCAGATAATGGATAATAAATTAAGTCACCCTCTCTTGGACGACACACTTCACCATCTTGTCTTGTTACAATATCCACAAAGGTTGCGATAGCAACTCTAAAACTTGCTCGATCTTTAGCCTCAATACCAAATTTACCAATTATATCACCCTCGCCACCAAATGCAGTTGCATCTTCGTGATACATTTCGATTAAATATGCTGAATTAAATGATGAGTTAGGTGACTCACCCATTATTCTATCTGTTTGGCTTTGGTATATTATTCTTGGTATATAATATAAATCTCTTCCCATAGCACGAATTGTCTCTGCGTTTAATGCTGCCAGCAGAGCTTGTTCGGTAAGAGCATCCTTTAGATATGGATTTTTAGCCAATAAATTATCCCGTTATGAAGTTAATTGGAAGTTCATATTCTGATTGCATGCGTTGCTCTAGAGCGGCAATTTCTGCTATAGCTTCTTGATATAACTGCCCCCCACGAAGTGTAACTCCACCTGTCATTTGTATACCATCAAATTTAGAAAGGTTTGATCCCCACTGCTTCTTTATTAGTGCAGTTACATATTCTTTCAGATAACGATCGTTGAATATTTTTGTAAAAATTGTTGGATTCAATGCAGCATATGCTTCCATTACAATAAACTGCCCAGGCGTTAATTCTGCACTTAATTTTGCATCCATAATCAATCGTTCAGTTACTTTACTAAAATGTATAATATGCTCAGGATTAAAAAACTGCTCAACGAGCCCAATATATCTCATGGTGCTGTCATACCCCGCCAGTCCCATGGAACTATTATATCCAAGTCCTCGATTAATACCAAAATAATCTGTTAGTGCCAACTGGTATCGAATATCAAACATATTTTGATTTGCTAATGCACCAAATTTATATACTCGCAGCATAGAAAGTATATCTGTTCCCTTTGGTCCCTCATTATCAGCAAATCCCATTGCAGAACCAATATCGTTTGTATTGATGTATTTATTTTCAATATCTTCTTCAGTTACCTTGTATGCAAATATACATCGTTCAACACCATCAAAGTGTCGTTCAGAAAAATACTCAAGCGCATCATCTAAACGCTCTTCTGCCTGTGCATAATCTACGTTAATTTCAAGAACAGGAGCACCTAAACGCCTTAGAGCATAATCAATTAAACCTTCTCTACTGCTTATTGCCATTGTAGTACCTCAATAAGTATTTAGCTCAATGACATGCCCATTTTATAATTTTATTGATCTTTTGTTTCTGGGGGGGGATTTGGTGACGTAACTATAATTTTATTGAGTTTACTAACATTAACATTCTCTATTACATCTTTTCGTTCATCATCACCTGTGTTTGGAGAATGTGGCTGATAGTTAGAAAATCCTGGCATTTTTAGGGGACAATTTAATTTTGGATAGTCTAGTTTGGAATATTCATCCCCATCAGATAATAACCAAGTCCTTGGTTTATCTCCACACCCACATCCACCACAATAAAACTTACCATCAGTTACGCTGTTTTCTAGATGCTTACATTTTTTTATTTGATCACCATCACCAAAACAACTCAACACTCGTAATCTCTTAACTGGAATGTCTGCCTTTTTATTAGTTAAACCACGAGAGACCATGGATGTTGCAAATGATCTTACTTTACTAAATCCAATTTCCATAATATTATTATCCCTTTTTCTAGATAACGATTCTCTATTATATTTTAATTTTCTTCCACACGTACATTGTTTACAGGGTCTTCTATTCATTATTTAAATTACACTATTGTAGATTCTCCAATTTGAATTATTGCTTCTGATGTGCCTGTTGAAATGAATAGTTTTTTCTTGGTTTGACCAGAGCCAGTGGGAGCATTTGTGGTGAACCCACCCCTATTTGCTGTGCTGGCATCTAGAAAGTATACTTGTCCAGCAGTAAGTCCTGTCAATCCAGAGTATAATCCACTACCAACAATTTCAATATTGTTTCCGTTTACAGATTGCACTATACCAATACTTTCATTTTTGTGGAATGGTGTATACGTAACACCAAACGACGATCCAGATGAAAGTGTAATACCTCCATTAGAAGCAAAACATACAAATTTACCGGTGATACCAATTGAAGTTCCACCACCACGAGGAACAACAAAACTATTACTTCCAGTTATTTTAACATTTCCTTGTATGGTCAATCCATGAGGAATGGTGTCTGCAACACCAAGATTTAAAAATCCAGCAGCGTGGCCACCAGAAGTACCAAGTTCAGCACTTATTCCTTCTACCAACGAACCAGAAATGTCAATGTCGTATACTTTAAGTTTGTTTAATTTAGCGATAACTTCTTCATTTTCTTTTGTGTACCAATCAAAAAATGAAGTATTTGCGTTTAAATTTGGAATCTGATATTGGTTGTCTTCTACACCCATTTGTTATACCCTTGTTATGTATTTAATAGATATTCTCTTTTTTGTGCCCGAACTAATATCAAAACGAGAATTTCCAATGTGCATTATTGTTCCTGTTAGTGGAGTTGCTGTAACTTTTGTTGCTTTTGTTGATTGTGTAAATGATTTGAAACTAGACCCAGAACCAATATAAAAGGTTGATCCATTAGTAAAGTTTGATGTATTTGATGTGCTTATTGCTGCATACTGAGCCCCTGATAGATATGGGCTTTCTGCTGCCTGTATAATCCCTATTAATTCACCTCTAGGTGCAGTACCACCAACCTTTGGATTTCCCCCATATATTAACATTCCGGGAACTAAGTTTGCTGCTCCGCTAGATGGTGTCAAATCTGCAAATATTACATTTCCTATAGATTCTCCTTTATTCGGGGGAAGGTCTAATCCAAGTTCACGTTCATATGTGCTATTTGATGTATCTGTAAATCCTTTTGCATCAACTATAAGACCATAGGAATCAAATATTCTTGGTCCAGTGACTTTACCAGCGATATAGTCAACTTCTGCTGTTATTTTATCTTCGTCTATAGTTTTACTCATCATGAATGTATTCACAGGAACAATTTGACCATATAAATTATCTTCTGTAAGTAGACCTCCATATGGAGTTATTAATCCTCGTAAAGCATTTTCAAACGAATCATTATTTTGTGTGTCTGATACTTCAAATTCTACTCTAGTATTATCTTTACCGACTATTCTTTCATTGGTAGCAAGATTTGTAGAAATCTTTGCTCCACGAATCTCCCAAGTATTGTCGTTTATTCTGGCAACAATAAATTCTGCTTCTGGTGATGTACCATTTCCTTTTACCGAAATTGATGGTCTAGTTATACCATCAACAATAAGATCTGATTTTGCAATGTCAGTCATATCAAGATATACCATTTCGACAGAACCAGCTTTGTCAGACCACTGTGATACTTTATCATTATACCAACCAAGAGGTGATGTACTACTAAACGGAGAATTCCTAATTTGCTCATAAATTGAGTTTATTGTAATTGAATTTGGTAGTGATGCTGTTGCACCACTTGTACCACCTGTTACAAAATTAATTTGTGTATCTATTCCAGAAATTTTTAGAGCTTGCTGCATTTTAAATACATCAAATCGAAGTATATTACCAAAGGAATATAACACGTCACCAGATTCAACTTCGTCTGCTTCTGTTTGGTCATATGAGTTTAGAACTGGATAAAATCCAGCAGCTCCCGTATCTCCGGGATTGAACGGTGATGAAACTGCGGTTTTAAAATCAGAAAGAGTTAGACCGTCATCAACATAGACACCAGTATCGCTACCAAAAAAACTAATTCCATCACGAATTTCTAATGATATCCAGTTAGAATCCGTAAATCTAGTATCTGACTGTGCAAGTGCAATCCAACTATATCCATCATCGAGTTCTATTACGGTGGATGGTAAACTATCTACACTAGTATATCCCGTACTTGGTTTATATACAGATGCAGTGCTGATATCTGATCGGTTAAATTGATTGTTACCAACACACAAAAATAAAACACCATTTCCTATAGTTGGATCAAAAACATAGGAATTTTGTTCTTGGGGTTCCTTTTCCGGATCAAACCTATCATATACGTTTGATTTTTGCCAATCTCTTCGCGGAAAACACAGTCGATAATTATCCCTAACTACTCGATCTAAATAACAACTCGTCATCCAAAACTGATTTAAATTCTCTAAATCGTTTCTGACAGTCGTTGTCAATGTTTTTGCATTCAATGAAACATATACATTATCAGAATATATTGCTCTTTGCATTTGTCTAAATGCACTTTGATATTTGTTTGTTCCTGTGTTTAGAATCTTCCTAGTAGCTGTAGTAGCCATTAACTGTACCCTCCTACGGGACATGCATTGTTGGTTGCTCTGCCATCATTTGGTGATGTATTCCCAGATGCGGCATTTAAATATGCAAAGTCGTATATATTTATCAAACCAAAAGAAGTACCGGCTATGGTAACGGCAGTAGACCAGTCTGGAAATGCATAAGTTGTCATATTTGTGTAGGTATTGCCTGTTGCACCAGCAGTGATTCCACTAACGGTTGCTCCAGAGCAACCTGCTGTGGCTGCTATGTCTCCAGTATCTCCTACCGTATATGGGAAGTAATTACCAAGAATTGATATTTCTTCACCTGTGCCTGTGCCATCATATGCACCATCACCATATGTTAATTCCTCCCAATTTGTGAATTGTGGTATATCTCCATCAAATCCACCAGACTCCCCTGCTCGCAATTGAACAACACCAGAGTTTTGTGTTGTAACACTTTGTATTATACTATTTATTCGATATCCAACTGGATGTACTGTCTGCTTATATACATCAACAATTTGATTCCAGTTAATTAAACTATATGGTTCAGGGAAAAATACTTCTAATGTATATCCACCCTCACCGTCATTTTCCACTGTCACAGTGTCCGCACCAAATAATGTGGTAAAGAAGTATGCAATTGATTGTTTACTGCCCTTTATTGCATAAAATCTATCCTGTATTGATCTAATAAAATTTCGTACATTATCAATATCTAATAGTAAAAATTCTGTCACAGTAGAGGGACTCCCGGTAACTTCTTGGCCAAAGAAGGACAACCATTGAGCTAAATCTGCCGCATCGACATAACCATCACCAGTTACATCATATAACAAATCACCAGTATCAGTAATTACCTCCACACACTCCACGGGACTTTCGCACCCTGGCTCTCCCTCATTTGCATGTCCCGGCGGAAATTGCTGCTCTTTTGTACCAAAATTTGCAATGAGATTGGCCATATCAGCACCGTCAATAACTCCATCATTATTGAAATCATATCTTGCATTTCCAGGCAATTCATTAGTTACACGCAAAACATTTGACAATTTTACAAAATCTGGTGCATACGCTGGTAACAAATACGCAACAAGATCATCGGGACAATTATCAATGTCCTTTATATTTGCAAATATATTATCAAGAACATACCCACTACTATCTTTATTGTATAGCCAGCTATAATACAATTGTATTAGTGAAACAAGATGTGAATTATCTAACTCTCGTATCCATAGAGGAAATTGTGAGTTTACATTGATATAATCCGTAGTTACAATTTCATCAAAATAATTTTCGTCCTCATTTGCTACTGAAGATCTATATTGTGGGAAATTTTTAGAAATAACTTCATTGACACTAAGAGCAGCATCTCCTCGTGGATTACTAAAAAGTTCTTTTATGAAGGGAAGGAGCATTATCCGGACACCAATTCTGCTATAACTTCATCTTTAACTATAATTGTATTTCTGGCTGTCTCACCAACAGAAATATTAAAGTTTCCACTGATACCCTTTAAACTATCGTATTTTGTAGAATCAAAATATAATTCACTTTTTATACTATTAGTCGGGGAATTGAATCCACCTATTCTGTTTCCATCAGAAACTGTTCCATTAATATAGAATGATGCTGTAGATGTATCCCATGTCGCAAGAAAATCTACTCCCGATGATATTCCTCTTGCACATAAAGTTGTTCCGTCTGCGTAGATATTTTCATCAATAACATCATTTTTAAGATCGAAGCTATGTTGGTTCCCAAAGTTTACTGCACCACCAAAGGGTGTAATTTCAAAATCAACATTACTCCAAGAACCAATACCTGTTGTTGTTATTGTTTGATTAAATCCTTTGGTTCCAGGCTCTGGACTACCACGAAAATATAAGTTTGTTAGATTTGCCTGTCCAGCAGAGTCAAGACCTCTGAATACAATTCTCATATTAGTTGGGATATTGTATTCCAAAGAAACTCCTACAGGAATTTTGTTCTGTAAAATGTTAGTAACGTCTGCTGGATTTGGAACTGCCCCATTCTCACCATACAATGAGAAGTATACAAATCCAGGCGTTCCATCGGTAGTATCGCTACCTCCATATACAGATATATTATTTTCTGCCTTATTTTGGTTTATTGAAAATTCAGGTAAAGTTTGAATTATTTCTTTTTGGTAGTCTGAAACGGAAACAAGATTGCCTTGGGAAGAAAATTGTCTCGGAGCTAAAAATTTAATCGAATCTATATTTGGTTGATTATATCCACCTGAACTAGTTGGTTGTCCTGCTAGAGCAATATTCAATCTATTACTACTTAAAATCTGTATACCATTTCCTACCGAACCAGAAGTGGACAAGTAACTAATAAAAGCGGACTCCGTTGTTCCAATACCCCTACCAAGTCTACTTCCATCTGTATCTGAAGCAGAACCAAACAATATCTTGTATCCGTCATTTGTTGTCTCTAAATAATATACCCTACTTGATGAAGATACACTAGAATCAGTATTATTGACTCGCGTATACTCCCTCTCACCATCGGCTTCTTGAACATATAAACGTAGAGTTCTGGTATCTAATGTTTTGTCAGTTACGATTCCTGCTTGATTATCATAATCAACAATGAGTGGCTGTTTTATATTTACTGAATTTGCTTGGTAAAAAGTTAAAGTTTTTTGTTCGAGGGGGGAAATATTTACAATATCATCGACATAATAAAAATTGTATTGTACCCCGTTAAAGGATCCACTAATTATATTTTGATATGGTGTGTATGTTATTATACTTTCTGATGATGTATTTGTTAGTTCTGCATTTACTGATGCACTTTGTCTGTGTGATATTGCATATCCAAATGGTTTGACTAGAGATATTACACTTTCAATTCTTTGTGCGCTACCTAAAAACGATTCATTAATAAGCATATTAGAATAAAAAGCATAATACATTGTATTGTATGCTAAAAGATCTAAAATTGTTGTTGCTATAGAGCCATTAAAATCAAAATCAATATCCCCGCTCTGAGTTTCCATAAAGGTTTTAATATTTTCACGGATTTTATTAAAATCCATTTCACCCAGCTGTATGTTGGTATTAGCCATTTTGCGGTCCTTGTACTGTTATTGTTATTGCATCAGTCATAGTCGATGTACTGGTTATGTTGGAAGTAGTTGAATAAACATAATATTCTGTTCTCAGAACAATCCCATTTCCTCCACCATACTCCTGATCAGTTTCGATTATAAAGTCTTTAAATTTAACTCGGGGCTCGTGTCTATTTATGGCTGCTCTGACCTTATCATGAATCACCAAAAACATACTTTTATCTGATGATAATTCAAAAAATAAGTCTTGTAAGCCAACAGACATATCACTGGATGTGAATGGTCGTTCTCCCGGACGTGTGAGTAATAAATTTGTAATTGATTGGCGTATTGACTCTAGATTGGTCTTTACGGATATGTCCCCGCTAAATGTATTTCGGGTAAAATCAACATCATAATCTGTATATAATGTTACTGTCAAATTATAACCCTCCTTCTGGTGGTGGTATTTTACTATCTCTAATCAGTCCTATTGACATCGTATAATTTTGTGTTCCTATGATATTATGGGATATAGTAGCAACTAACCATGAACCAGAATACTCGTTTGCAATAGCAGAACCATCATTTGGGATTATGATAAAGTCTCCCAATTTTATTGCAAGATTTGCAGGAATTTCAATTTCTGCCCTCTGTGCAGACAATAAATTAATAATTGCATTTCTATACAATGGTGTTTTTTTACCAGTGTCCCAAAACGTAGAATACGTTCGTGATACTTTTAATATGTTATGGAAAAATTTACCATGACATGATCGATTGCAATTGCTGAGTAGTGAGTCTGGATTTATGGTAAGAAATCCATTGTACATACCATTTCCCATACAGGGTGAAACTGATTGTTTTGCCCACGACATTTCAACGTCTTTTGGTTCCCTGAAGAGGGGAACTGCCGTTGCAGTTTGGGTGTCTCCAACTGCTCCCCGACATGGACATAGACACAACTCATCATTCCCGGAACAACCAGATGCGCCAGCATTTAGGTCTAAACTAGTCGCGTTAACACAGTCATAGTAATCTCTATCAACAACTATGCTTTTCTGGGTAGCCCC